GATTTTGGTCTACTCGTACCAGCTTTTTTACGAGCATTCATATTTGCATACAAACCTTTTTTGGCTGCCATAACAAACTCCTATAATATATGGGGGCTGAAAAGCCAGCCCCCAAAATGTTTATGTTACGCCAATCGCTGTTCCAGCAGAAACGTCAACCGTTCCACCAGAGTTTGATATGACAACAGAAACAGTAGCCGTAGGCGTGTTTGAATCATAATGAAAAATCCAATCTCCTACTGCTAAAGTATCTGACAAACTATTAAAGTAGTTTGCACCAGTTACAGTCGCTTTAGCATCAGCGCTTATGTAACTGTATATTGCTGGAGCATTACCGCGCTTAGACGCTGCGATGGTTGACCAACCTGTTGTTGAAAATGCCATGTATAGTTCTCCTTATTCTGTACAATGAATTTTAACGATGCCTTCACCGTCAATTGCATGTGAACCAGCAGAGAACATTGAAGACACTAAGAAGCTAGTTTTTTCTGGAATATAATTAACTTCACTCTTCTGTGACATTGATTCCGCATAACCCATTGAATCTGTATGCCAAGCAAAACAGGTTCTAGTGCTAGGTTTTGGAATACCGCCTTCGTCACGATCTCCCATTGTAAGAATCTTAAAGCCCATGAAGGAATCAATTTCTCCACGAACAAGAGCCTTAACAGTTGCAAAATCTGAGCTAGTTGCTTCTGTTTCACCTAATAACGCATCAAGCTGAGAAGCATGCATTAACAAATGACGCCCTTCGCTTGGA